CAAAGTTTAAGTAGTTATTAAACTTTTTCAAGAGCTAATAATTCATTAAACTCTTGTCGAGTTAAGTGTTTTTGAAAGTCTAAAATGTAATCCACATCATATATATAAGAATCTTCACTTCCGTTATCAATATCAAGGTCTAAGATATATTTAATACAAAATTCGGCTGTTAATTTTTGTGTAGCTAATAAGATTTTTTTATTAAGATTATGAATATTTTGTTCTAATAAATTTATAGAATATGTATTAGGATTAGCGAGTAACTGATCGTCTGTTAAATTCATGGTATAATATTTATTCACCTATTAAATATTAAATATGATCAATTTTATTTAATATTTATTAATATTAACAAGAATGAGTAGTTTTATACATTTTGGATGTTGGAATAACTTAAATGTTAAAATAAAAAATGAAAAAGAAAAAGAAGTTGGATGTTTAAATAAAGTAATGAAATTATTAAAAGCAAATATAAGTGGAGTAGATTTTATAGTGATTGCTGGTGATAATTATTATCCAAAAAAAGAAAAAACTATTAAAGGAGAGAAAAAAAAAATAATAATTCCGAGTAAATTAGCAGAAGGATTTAATTTATTACCGAAAGAAATACCGATAGTTATGATTTTGGGAAATCATGATTTAGAGACAAATTTAAATCCAGAAAAGCCAAAATTATTTATTGAAGAAAATCCAGAAGAAAGTAGATCGTGTAGTATTTTACAGTTAGAGAATCAATCAAAAGGAAGCAATATAGATTATACATTTTTTAAAGATATAATGATGGATAATGGAACCTTGGTAATAATGATAGATAGTGATGTTTATAGTATTGATGCTTTTAAATTTTTACCATGTTATAATATATTTCTATCCGAAAATTTTGAAAGTATAGATAATGTAAAAGAATACCAATATAATTTAATTTTTCAAAAAATAAACCAATATAATGCAATAGGAAGTATAAAAAACTTGATTATAATAGGTCATCAACCAATTACAGGTATTAAATATAAAGATGGTGTAAAACAACCCCCGTTAAATGATATACCTTATTTTAAACCAGTATTATTGGAAATTTATAATTTATTAGGAAATGAAATAAATTATTTTTATTTATGTGCTGATTTACATTTATATCAAGAAGGTATAATTACATTAAAAAATGAACAAAAAGTAATGAAAATAAAACAATTTATAGTAGGAACTGGTGGAACAGAGTTGGATGATGCGGTGCCAGAAAACCTAAATTTTGTATTTTCTAGTGAGACAATAGATTATCAAATGATAAGTTCAAAACAAGAATGTGGAATTTTAAAATGTGAAGTAGAAGGTTTGGAACCGAAATTTGAATTTATATCAATAGAACAAAAAGGTGGTAGAAAAAAAACAAAAAAAAGGAGAATAAATAAAAGAAAAAGAACGAGAAAAATATAAATAAGTATAAATAGTTAAAAAGTAATAAATAATTAATGTATTATGTCATTAATTATTCATGAAAAGATAAAAGAAAAATTAAATAGTTTTATAATAAATAAAAAAATTCCGAATTTAATATTCCATGGATGTTCTGGTGTAGGGAAGAAAACACTATTATTTGATTTTATTAAAACCATATATAATAATAATACAACCTATTTAAAAAATTATGTAATGAATGTGAATTGTGCACATGGAAAAGGTATAAAATTTATAAGAGATGATTTAAAATTTTTTGCAAGAACGAATATAGATTTACAAGAGGGAAATATATTTAAGAGTATAATATTATTAAATGCGGATAAGCTAACTATAGATGCCCAATCAGCATTAAGAAGATGCATAGAATTATTTAGTCATTCAACAAGATTTTTTATAGTAGTGGACGATAAATACAAATTATTAAAACCAATATTATCAAGGTTTTGCGAAATATTTATACCTACACCAGAGCTACCAAAAAATATAAATAATTTGCATGAATATCATTTAGAAAATAGTTTTAAGGAAAGTAAAATAATCAAACAGAAAAAAATAAAGTTTAAAAATTTAATTGAGAAAAGTGAAAAGGATGAAATATGGGAAACAGCAGAAAAACTATATGAAAAAGGGTATAGTGGGTTAGATTTAGTTGAATATATTAAAGATTTAAAAATAGATGAAGGAAAAAAATATGAATATTTAGTATTTATTCAAAAAGTAAAGAAGGAGTTTAGAGATGAGAAATTATTAATGATGTGTATTTTAAATTTTTTATTAATCCGTTCAGATTACCATTTAGAAAATATTAGTTTTATGTAAATGGATGACTATTCAATAACTAGTTTGCAAGAATCTCGTAATGAGTGGTGTTCCAGACTAATCAATACATTAACTCCTTTAATTATTGAGGGGTTTAAGTCTATTTTTGATGAGGCCTGGGCTCTATGTGAAGAGAATGATGAATTGGAAAAATATTTAATGACTTTTCAAAATTTTTTAGCGAGAATTCCAAAGTGGAATCCTAATATTGTGGACACGGAGACGAAACGAATTGTTGAAAAAAGTAATTGTGGTTATTTAACAGATTTAATAAGTTGTGTTCATATTATACAATTAAAAAGTTTAACTTGTATGCGTGTGGGTAACAAACAAAAGAAAATAGATATTAACATACCTTCTTTAAATGATTTTATTCATAAAGCATATATTAATACAGCAAGGAAGTTGTATAAAAATATTTATTTATACGAGAAAAATATTACTCCATTACAAATTCAAAAGCATAATAGAGAGATTGAATTAATAGTGAGAGAAGAAATATTAAATTCCATTAGAGATAATATACCAGTAGAAGATATATTAAAAGTATATTTAGATGAAACCATAGAAGAAGATATACAAGTAGAAGAAAAGGAGGAAATAATTTCAACTGATCCAGTGGAAGAAACAGAGGCTTTAGATGATGAGGTATCAGAAGAGAAAAAGGAAGAAAAGGAGGAGAAAAAGCCACATGAAGAGAAACTAGTTATAGAGGAACTAGAAGAGCCAAAAGAATCAATAAAATTCAATGATATTGATCAAGCAATAGGAATCGATAAAATTATAGAAGAAATAGAGGCACCAAAGACAGAAGAAAGATTAGAGCAAATAAGTAATGAGAGACATGAGGCAAGGAAGTTAGAAGAAATGGAAGAAGAGGATGAGGATGATAAAATAAAGATTGGTGAAAAGATAAGCTTAGGGGATTTAGATGTGCATGATTTAGATAAGCCAAAAGAGATAAATAAGGCTCCTTTAGGTTTAGAAGAAATAGAAATATTGACATAATTTCGTTAGATTTATATTAACTTTATTTCAAGTTAATACAAATGAAAGAAAGTTTTATTTATTCTTTAGCAATTTCGGTTGTTTTCTTTTTATTTAAGTTTTTAGAGATGAAATTTTTACCTGAGGATGAGAAGAAACCATTAAAAGTTATAATTAAAGAAACTCTATTAGTGTATTTTGCAGCAGTAACAGGAATTATGTTATATAGTCAATTTGATGTAACGGATTTAAAAGGAGGAAATAAAGCAACTATGGCATTTGTAGATAATCCATCATTTTAAATATTTTTAAAAAAATGATAAAAATATTTAAGAATTTTCATTGGCTAGATTGGGTATTAAGTCGAGATTTATTATTTTGGTTTTCTTATTAATAGATTTTTTACTAGTAATAAATTTTTTAAATATATCGTTGGATAATTGTTCTTGGGGAATAGCATTATGAATGGAACGGGCAATCATTTTATACAGCTTAAATTCAGGGTATCTTTCCTCTCCATCGTTTTTATATAAAATATTTCTTCCTTTATCGTCTAATAACCAACTGTAAATTAGTGCAGCAATTTTATTTTTCTTTATAATTTGTTTAGTTTCAGTAACATCTTCAATAAAAAAATCAAATATACAACATGCTAATCTACACAAATCAAAACTAGGATTTGGTTCTAGACGGGGTTTATTGGAATCAAAATAAGGTTCACAATTATATTGAGAAGCAGCATCTCCTTTTGGATGAAAGCTATCGCTACACATAATTTTGCCATTATATTTATAAATTGCTCTTCCATAATCAATAATTTTATAAAGTTTACCGTATGTTGGCACTTTATAATAAACGCCATTAAAAAGATAGTGTAAAAATTGTTTATCTGTTGGAATAAACATAATATTATTTGTATGTAAATCATTATGAGTAAAGGAAAAGGTTTTTTGATAAACGGATAAAATAATAATCACTTGAAATAAGCAGGAAATCCACTCATTATTGTCAATTAAATTATTTTCCATTAAAAAATCGAGTGTTTTTTCACACTTTTCCAGACATATTACTTGAATTGGGAACTCATTAATTTTACAATAAACATCTTCTTCTTCATCATCAGAACAATCAGAAGATTCAGATCCCTCGGAATACTCCTCGTTATTATCATCATTATCAGAATCTTGTATAATAGTTGTATTGGAGCTTTTAGAACTACAAGATGAATCATCTGAATCATTTTTCTCAGGTAAAATTGTATTATAAATACATACTTCACTTAAATCAACAACAATAGGATTATCATTTTCAGATGTAAATAATTTAAAATCAATTTCAGTTAAGTCATCTGTATTAATTAATTCCAATTTTTCATTAATAATTAATTTTTTTTTATTATTTCTTGAGTCAATGTTAAATATATTTTCATATTCTTTATTATCAATAAAAAATAGTTTATTTGTATTTTCATGGAAGTAATTACTTTCATTTAAATAGGAAAAATCATCAACAATATTATATAAAAAATTATTTTGTATTCCTAAGTAAGAACCATAATAGTCAATACCATGTATAAAGTTATGATGATGTAATAATTGACTTGATAAATAAGTAAAAAATCCATCTACATAGGAATTGTTATTTTTGTCAATTAATTTAGGAATACATTGTTTATGATTAAATAAATTGGGTAATGTAGTAATAGAATTAAAAGAAGAGTCATATTTACCCGTTAAAAGTTTAAGAGGATCTAGTAAAGGAGAATACTTACAAAAAACTTCTGTTTTTTTAAGATTATTGGAAATATCTATAATTTGAGCATTAAGAATATTACGGGATTGAGTATTGATTAAAGAGTGTAAATGATATTTATGATTTAAATTAATGCTATTAAAATTAGATTCATTTAAAGAAAAAAAAGATTGATAAAGGGGAATATAATTTTGTAGAGATTTCAGTTCTAAATTGGAGTTTTCTAATTCCCTAAATAAATGTTCATTTTTATTTTTTTTATAATACAAAGAAAAAGACATCTTTATATCAATAATCTAAATTTTAAAAAACATTTAAACTAATTTTTCGTAAATCATTTAATTTTATTTTCTTAAAAAATAATAGTTATGACTTTAGATTTAAAGAAGTTTGATATGAAAAATATTAGTTTCCGTCCAGATGAAAATAAAGGTCCTGTTATTGTTTTAATAGGAAGAAGAGATACAGGTAAAAGTTATTTAGTAAGAGATTTACTATATTATCATCAAGATATACCTATAGGGACAGTAATATCTGGAACTGAAGCAGGAAATGGTTTTTTTAGTGCTCATGTGCCAAAATTATTTATACATGATGAATATAATTCAGCAATTATAGAAAATATACTTAAGCGGCAGAAGACAGTTTTAAAGCAAATAAAAAAAGAAATGGAAGCATATAAGCGGACAAATATAGATCCGAGGGCTTTTGTGATATTAGATGATTGTTTATATGATAATAAATGGACAAAAGATAAATTAATGAGGTTATTATTTATGAATGGAAGGCATTGGAAAATAATGTTAGTAATAACAATGCAATATCCATTAGGTATACCTCCTAATTTAAGAACAAATATAGATTATGTATTTATATTAAGAGAGCCATATATAGCGAATAGAAAGCGAATATGGGAGAATTATGCGGGAATGTTTCCGACATTT